AGCTTTTCCATACAACGGATAGTAGCATCCATAGTTGTAAGATTTAAACTGTTTCGATTATGATGCCAGTCACCGCAAAAGATACCAGTTTCACAACCGTTATCTTTTGCTTGCTGAATATACCAGTCAATAAAGTCTTCACAGTCTTGATTGTGAACTTTACTATTACCTTTTAAACCAAGGTGTATGTCTGTAAATACTGCGGCTTTTTTAAACAAAGTTAATTTCCTATGTTATATTGTTTACTAGTATAGCACATCGTGCGTTAAACAGCAAGAGGTTATTTTGCAAGTTTAGCTTGTGCTATTTTTTCTCTACGCTCTTGTGCTTCCCAATCTCCTGCTGACTGGCGTGTAGAGCTAGGATTCATATCATTCATTTCGAGAATATCATCACGAATGTTCTGCGCACGTTTTTCGATATTGATAACACGAACAAAACTGTTAGTAACTGCTGCTGTATAGTAAGCAAACGGATTAGCAGACTTAGATTCGTCAAATTGTAAGCCGATTTGTGCTAATTGTAGTATAGCTTGGCCCCGCATTTCGTCATTGTAAGTGTATCCGCGTACATTACCACGAGTGGCATAGCGATCACATAGTTTCATCCACATCATAGCAAGTTTGTTAGTAGCTTTACCACCTTTTAAGTCAAAGTTGCCATTATCCATACCGCCTGTCCAATGCGACTTGCCTACACACATTAAGTCGTCTTCTTCACTAAATCTATAATGCTGATATGGAGGAAAGTTTAGCTTAACTTTGTGGTCTGCAACTGTTTTTGGTGTCTTTTTACGCCCGGGTTCGTCCGGTACGTGATCAAACGTCATAATACGAAATACTAAGTCCGTCTTTTTAATCTTCCTATAGTCGATTTCGCATTCTGCAAGTTTAATTTTTTCACCTGCTAGCTTACGTGCATCGAAGTCTTCGTGTTGTAATCGTTTAGCTTGAGCTCGCTTTGCTTCTGCAACTGTTCTAATGTTTATCTTATCAATACTTGGCAAAATGATGTCAAATTGATGATCAGAATCAGCTACAAAGCTACAGAACGTGCTTTTTGATTTATGTATTTCTTTAAGTATATCTTTATTGTTTAGATAATTAATTTTTCTAGCCATGAGTTCTCCTATTCTCTTTATTATAATATACATACATTAAAAAGTCAACTAAATAATGTATATAGGAGACAAATAATATGCCAAATTACAATCCGGGCGGCGACATTGGTACATCGAGCCAATCCCAAGCTCGAAATTCAAAAGCTCCAGGTCAGAGTGCAGTTAGTAATTTACTACAAGGGGCCGGAAGGTTTGTTGAAAGTGCAGCAGGGGCAATTGGCAACGGTATTAGTGGAATTGCTGAAGATATATTTACTGCTGACAATTTTATGAGCTTACTACGTGGAGGAGGACTACCGTCATTTGGTATGCCTGGCGGCAGCGGCTTTGCAGACGTATCGTGGAAAGGTGCAGACGACGATGATTGGCGTGTTAAACTTTCGCTTCCTCCGACACTTGGCCTATCTAAAACATTGTCAGGCTTATTAGGTAAAACAAACGGCTTAGTATTTCCTTACACTCCGCAGATTGTTATGTCGCATAGTGCTAACTATAGTTCTATAAAACCTACCCATAGTAACTATCCATTTCCGGCATATCAAAACAGTCAACCAGATAACATTAATATTATTGGAGACTTTATAATCGAAAACGAAGCTGAAGGAGCATATTGGGTTGCAGTAATTCATTATTTAAGATCAGTTACAAAAATGGCATATGGAAGTACAAGTAATCAAGGATCTCCGCCTCCAGTAATACAACTTAACGGTTATGGTGATTTTGTATTTAAAAATGTACCATGTGTAGTAGTTAACTTCACAGTAGACTTACCTATGGATGTTGATTATATTCATATTCCGGGAGAACTTAATACTTGGGCTCCTACGAGATCAACAGTTTCAGTTCAGCTAATGCCTACTTACAGCAGACGGGCTGTGCAGTCATTTAGCTTAGATAAGTTTGTCAGCGGCGATTATGCCAAAGGCAACGGACCAGGATTTATTTAATGGCAAATTATATCGGAACAAGTCCTTGGTTTAACACACAAATTAATAACGGCCAATATTTAGACGTATTAAAAATTCGTCCTATACCTGCAGAAACAGACGATGTACTGTACACAGTTCAAGTGCAATATACACATAGGCCCGACTTATTAGCATTTGATTTGTACGGCGACAAAAACTTATGGTGGGTATTTGCTCAGCGCAATATGGAAATTATTAAAGATCCTATATTTGATTTAGAAGCAGGCATTCAAATATACGTGCCAAAAGGCGCAGCATTAACTAGAGTATTAGGAATATAAATGGGTAACAGTGCTAACATATCAGTAGGCGACACGTTTGATAGTATAATAGGATCTACACAAGAAAAGTTAGGTGCAACTGTTGATCTAGCAGCCAGCCTCAACGGAATTACAGGACCATCAGCCGGAGAGAGTATTGTTGGCAATATTGCAAATGGTATAGGTGCTAGTTTGGTCGACAATCTTAAAGGCGGCTTAGGAGGCTTTTTAGGAGCAGCATTTGGCAACGGTTTCGGAACATCTGGATCTGGCAAATTACCAAATCCATTAGAACAGTATGCTAGTTTCAATTATATATTTACATTAGGATGTCTAAGTGATTACGAATTAAGTTTTCCAGATTTAACTTATAGACGAAAAGATCCTGGAGTAGTTATTTTACGTAGTGGTGGAGGTCAAACTAACGGTGCGTCAACATTGTACGATCGTGGCGGCAAGACTGAATACTTTATTGACGATGTTAATATTGAAACAATAATTGCACCTAATCCAAAATCACGCTCAACTAATGCTACTAGTATAGATTTTACTGTTACTGAACCTTATAGTATGGGATTATTTTTACAATCCTTACAAGTTGCAGCAAAAAACGCAAGAGGCCCGTCTTCTAACTACATTGAAGCACCGTATTTATTAACTGTTGAATTTAAAGGTTATGACGATGCTGGAAATTATGTTCATGCAAGTAACTTGCGTAGAATGTTTCCATTAAAGCTTGTTGACATACAATTTGAAGTAACTGAAGGCGGAAGCCAATATGCTGTACAAGCAATACCTTACCAAGAGATTGCTCTCACAGATGAAACGCAATCTACGCATAGTGACATAACATTCTCAGGTGCAACTGTTACTGAAATGTTACAAACTGGCGCAAATAGTTTTACGCGGTTTTTAAACGAAAGACAGCTAGCACAAGAAGAAGCGGGTCAAGTAGGTAAAGCAGATCAGTACATAATTATGTTTCCTACTGCTGATTCGTCAGCTGCTGAATCTCAACAGTTTATGCAAGGTCAACCAGAACAAGAAGACGATAGTGCAACCACTAGAGAATTTACTGAAGAAGAAGTTACGGCATACTATGTTAGCGAAACAGGGGACGCAACTGGCAAAGTTCCTACTGACTATGCAGAACGACTTAAAAATGCTGATGGTATTTCTTTAAAAAGGTCCAGTCTAGGGGAAGATATTAGAGAATATGCTGAAAAGTTAGAGTTTACTAATAAAATTGGTAAATCTCTAATTGTTAAAAGCCAATTAGATGCAGGAACACAGCCAATGGCTCAGGCTGCAAACTCTGAAAGTGAAAATACTGCTGGAGAAATTGATGTTTGCCGTATTAATAGATCTGCTGATGTTAGATCTAGTACAGTTTCGTCCGGTAAAAAAATACAAAACGTAATTGAAGAAATTATTATTAGAAGCGGCTATGGGCGAGATGTTGCAACTAAACCAGAAGATGGTAACGGAATGATAGAATGGTTTAGAATTCAAACGCAAGTGTTTAATTCAGACGATTCTATAGAAAGTAACGGCCGCACTGGTTCTCCTGCTAGAGTGTTTGTATACAGAGTAGTACCGTATCTAGTACATAAAAGTCATTTCCAAGGCAGTACTGATCAAACAACTGGAATACGTCAATTAACATATCAAGCAATAAAAGAATATAATTATATCTATACTGGAGAAAATAAAGATATTCTTAACTTTGATATAAAATTTGATGCAGCTTTCTTTGCGTCGATTAACGGAGATAATGGCCAACTATCAAAAGACTCGTTATCAGCAGTAACTGGAGATATAACAAGCGGTAATACTAGTGGAGTGCCAGGCAAATCAGAACCTAACACAGCAGCTGGCACACTATCAAAAGTACAATCTAAAGTTCCAACTGCAAATAGAACAGACGTCGGCGGCCTTGCAATTTCTCCTGAATCACAAATAGCAAAAGACTTTAATGAAGCACTAATGAATAGTCCGGTTGATTTAATTGCAGTTGATTTAGAAATCCTAGGCGATCCGTACTATATTGCCGACAGCGGCATGGGCAATTATAATGCACTTACTGTGCCTGGCACATTAAATATTAATTCAGATGGCACAATGGAATACTTAAACGGAGAAGTTGATATTGAGTTAAACTTTAGAACGCCGTTAGACTACGGTCAGACTTGGATGGAATTTCCGTCAGGCGGAACTGCTCCTGTAGCGCAATTTAGTGGATTGTACCAAGTACTATTTGTTAGTAATAAATTTAGTGGTGGCCAGTTTACACAAATTTTACAAACAATGCGTCGTCCTAAACAAGAAACATCAGGACCTGGTTCGATTAGTCTCGGAGCGTTAAACTTAGAGAATCCAGCAGCGCAACTTGCAGGAACTTTTAATAATATAATAAATGGTGATCCTAATCAGCTAGTACAGTCTATTGGTAATATTGCCGGAATAGTATCTGATCCTTTAGGGGCTGCTAAAGAAGCTGCTGGCGAAAAAGTCGGTGATATTGTCGGACAAGCAACTAGTCGGCTAGCAAGTAATTTTAAACCTAAAGGGAATGTATCATAATGACAGCTAACACAGGTTCAAGAGGTAGCGAAGAACAAGCAAAAGTTAGTAGCTTTGACGGTCCGGGCCCGTATGTGGCAATTGTGCGGAATCACTTAGATACCGAGTACATGGGAAGAATTGAAGTTGAACTTCTAAAAACCACAACAGAAGGTAATATTCCAAATGCAGCCGGAGAAGTAGTTCCGGTTAGTTATCTAAGTCCGTTTTATGGAGTTACACCGTATGCTGGCACAGGAGAAAACGATACATTTGCTTACACACAAAAAAGTTATGGCTTTTGGGCAGTTCCTCCGGATATTGGAACTAAGGTTCTTGTAATATTCGCCGAAGGTAATAAAGGAAACGGTTATTGGATAGGCTGCATACAAGATCAATATATGAACTTTATGGTACCGGGTAATGCCAGTACTTCGTATAATAATGAAGACCAGTCTAAGATAGTACCTGTTGGAGAATATAATAAACGTACAGAAGAAGCTGTAGGAAATAATCCTACACAGTTTATAAAACCAGTTAATACTGATGCAGTAAACGTACTAACTACTAATGGTTTACTAACTGATCAAATTCGCGGAACAACTTCATCAAGTGCTAGGCGAGAAGTGCCTAGTATGGTATTTGGGTGGAGCAGCCCAGGGCCACTAGATAGACGACCCGGCGCACCAAAAGTTTCTACTGGCGCGACAGGCAGTCAAATTGAAATGCCTGCATCTAGATTAACAGGTTCGTCTATAGTAATGGACGACGGTGACGCTAGTTTATTTAGAGTAGGAAAAGCAAGCGAAACTCCCAGCAAGTATGCAACATTAGCAGACGGCGGTGATCCAACAATTCCGGCAAGTGAACTTTTTAGAATTAGAACTAGAACTGGCCATCAAATACTTTTACACAACAGTGAAGATTTAATTTATATTGCTCACGGCAGCGGCAAAAGTTGGATTGAAATGACTGCAAATGGTAAAATTGACATTTATGCAGAAGATAGTATTAGTATGCATACCGGAGCAGACTTTAACTTTAAAGCAGATCGAAATATAAACTTTGAAGCTGGCGGCAACATTAACATGAAAGCTGCAAATACAATGTCAACACAGACTGGCGCAAATTGGAATGTTCTATGCGGCGCTGACGGAAAATTAACGTGTAGTGGAACAAGTAACATTGTAAGTTCTGGGCACAGAGAAACAGCAGGAACTATTAATATGAATAGCGGTGGCGCAGCCGCTGCCGCTGCTGATGCTGCACAAGTTCCTACTAGAGTGCCGTTAGCAGCTCCGTACACCGGTGCCGAAAACAAAAATCCTGCAGAACATACATCGGCTAAAACTAACAATGATCCAGCTGCTGTTGCAGCAGGAACAGCAAACGCCACTGAAGCAACAGCAGCTGATGAAACAAGTTCAGACACATTTGGAAAATGCGTAAGTGATGAACCGGTAGCTACAGAAGCACCAGCAGCGACTAACACCGATGCTACGTTAACAAGCACAAATACTGCTCCGGCATATTCAGGACCAGGGTCATCAGTAGGAACTGGCGGAACAGACACAAGCACAAATACTGCACCGGCATATTCAGGACCAGGATCATCAGTAGGAACTGGCGGAACAGCAACTTTAACAACGCCAAATAGCGGCGCACGATAAGAGGTAAATACAGTATGAGCACATTAGAGAAGAAACTTTATAAAGAAATTACTGTAAAAGGTAATACACGCCCTGATTATGGCATAGGTGAAAAAACTTATAAAGGCTTTTCAACAGTAAATCCGGACACTACCGGATTTCAGTTATACGATATACAGCTCGTAAAACAAGATATAATTAATCACTTTCATATTAGACAAGGAGAGCTTCTTAGCAATCCTAATTTTGGTACAATTATTTGGGATATACTTTATGAGCCGTTAACTGAAAATTTAAAACAAGTGATTACAGAAAATGTAGGAAATATCATTAATTACGATCCTAGAGTTACTGTTACAAGCGTAACAGTTGATCAGTATGAAAGTGGCCTACAAATTGATTGTACTCTCGTGTTTTTACCATATAATATTGCAGAAAACATGCAATTAACCTTCGATCAGAATAACGGTTTGTTAGCCGGATAATTATATACGCAGTTTATTCATTTGAATAAATACTGTATAGTTAAGAGGAAAGCAACTGATGTCAAGTACAGACAGACAAAATAGACTGCTAGTAGCAGAAGACTGGAAGCGTATCTATCAGAGTTATAGAAACGCTGATTTTAAATCATACGATTTCGACAATTTACGTCGAACAATGATCAATTATATTCGACAAAATTATCCAGAAGATTTCAATGACTACATTGAAAGTTCAGAGTACCTTGCACTTATAGACCTAATTGCTTTCCTAGGACAAAACATTGCATTCCGTACTGATTTGAACGCTAGAGAAAACTTTTTAGAACTTGCAGAACGTAGAGAATCAGTTCTCCGTCTTGCTCGTACCTTGTCTTATAACCCAAAGCGTAATCAAGCATCTAACGGTTTACTTAAAATTGAAAGTTTAAAAACAACCGAATCTATTAGAGATTCAAATAATTTAAATTTATCTAATCAAACAATTATTTGGAATGATCCAAGTAATCCTGATTGGCAAGAACAGTTTACAAAATTATTAAACGGAGCTCTCCCAGTAAACAATAATATTGGCCGCCCTGCTAAGAAAGAAACTGTTGGTAGTATTCCAACAGAACAATATCGTTTAAACAGTACTAATGCCGACGTTCCGGTCTTTGGTTTTACTAAGACTATTAGCGGCAGTACAAGCAGATTTGAAATAGTTTCAACTGATATAGATAATAGTGAAATTAAAGAAGAAGCACCTTTTCCGGGTAATAACTTTGCATTTTTATATAGAAATGACGGCAAAGGACCGGCTAGTTCTAACACTGGTTATTTTTGCCATTTTAGACAAGGCACACTTGATCAAGGAACGTTTAGTGTTACGTCACCGAGTACTAACCAAGTAGTTGCAATTGATGCAACGAATGTTAACAATTCAGATGTATGGCTTTACAAAGTTGATGACTATGGACTTGAAGAAGAATTATGGTCAAAAGTTGACGCAGTTGAAGGTAATAATGTAATTTACAATAGTTTGAGTAAAAGCATTAGAAATATTTATAGTGTATTAACACGAGCAAATGATAGAATTAGTTTAATATTTTCAGATGGCACCTTTGGTAACTTACCTCAGGGATCATTTAGAACTTATTACAGAGCAAGTAAGAATCAAAGAATTGTAATTGAGCCTAGTGACATGCGCGGCGTTAGTATTAATATACCGTATGTTAGTAGAACAGGTAAATCAGAACAGTTGACAATGGTATTTTCACTGAAGTATACAGTTGACAATGCAAGTACAAGCGAATCAAGTGCAAGTATTAAACGCAATGCTCCGGCAACATATTATACACAAAATAGAATGATTACAGCTGAAGATTATCAAGTTGCTCCGTTATCAATTAGTCAAGAGATTATTAAAGTAAAAAGTGTTAATAGAACAGCAAGTGGCATTAGTCGTTATTTAGACTTAGTTGATGCAACTGGAAAATATTCTAAAACTAATTTATTCGGCATTGACGGTATATTAACTAAAGAGTTTTTAACGCCTAAAGTTAGATTTAGTTTTACTACAAAAACAGATATTGAGGGTGCTATTGCAAATGTAATAGAACCTATCTTAAAGAACACAACTGTTAAGAATTATTATTATAATAGTTTTCCTAAAGTTTTAGTAGGAGACTTAGGAGTAGTTTGGAATAGTGAAACTGTGTTAACTAATCAAAATACAGGTTACTTTACTAACACATCCGGAATACGATCTGAACTAAGCACATTTACAGCTAGTACTCTCAAGTTATTAAAATCCGGAACATTAGTAAAGTTTGAAGCGCCGGCTGGCAAGCATTTTATGAGTAAAAATAATAATGCTTTGATGGATGGCCCAGCAGATCATGCAAACGCTATTACCTATAAATGGACTAAAGTAATAAGTGTTGTAGGTAACGGAACTGTAACTAATGCAGACGGTACTGGACCAGTTATGTTAAATGATAACATTCCATCAGGGTCGAAGCTAACACAAGTTATTCCGAGACTTGCAACTGAGTTAACTGATTCTGTACAAACACAATTAATTGATCAAGCTTTTGCGTATAATAGCTTTGGTTTAAGATTTGATGTAACATTAGGCCAATGGCGTTTAGTAACTACTAATAATCTAAATATTAATAGTCCGTTTAGTATTGGCAAAACTGGCGATGCAACTAATCAACAATTAGATGCTAGTTGGTTAATATTGTTTGAAACAAACGGGTCGACTTACACAGTTACTTATAGAGGCAGTAGATACGTATTTGAAAGTGCAGACGAAATTAGATTCTATTTTGACAGTTCAGATAAGATTTATAATAATAGAACTGGCAAGATTATTAAAGATAAAATATCTGTATTAAATATTAACCAAAAGCCAGATAGTGTTACACCTTTCACAACTGATTTTGATTGGGAAATTGTTGAAGAATACAGAGATGCCGAAGGATACGTAGATAGTAGTAAATTGCAAGTTAGTTTCTTTGATGAAGACGACGACGGAGTTGTTGATAATCCTCAACTATTTGATGAGATTGTAAATGAAGATGTTAATTCTTTAACAAAGTACGTTTTTGATTTAAAATCCACCACAATTGACGGCGTTGAAGAATTTAGTTACTTGCCTACAGTTATACCTACACCGGCTGGCTTGTATAATTTTACAGACGGCACAGGCAGTATACAAGTATTAGCTAGTAAAGATCTTCTAGGAAGTACATCAATATATGCCGATGGTCAAATATTTTACTTTATTAAAGAACAAGTATTTCAAGTATTAGAAAAGTTAACAGGCAATCTTAATACATCGCAACTTTATAGAGCCAAAATAGGACGCAATAACTTAAAGTTTCATTATGTTCACGCAGCTGACGAAAGTACACGCATTGATCCTAGTGTAAGTAATATTATTGATACCTATATGCTAACAAAGTCTTATGATAACGACTTTAGACTATATTTAGATGGCACAACAACAGTTAAACCGCTTGCTCCTAGCAGCGATCAGTTGTTTCTAAGTTATGGTCAAAAACTGAATAATATAAAGTCAATTAGTGACGAAATTATATATCATCCTGTTAAGTATAAGATACTGTTTGGAGAAAAAGCTCCTGCAGATTTACAAGCAACATTTAAGATTGTAAAAAATCCTGAAGTTGTTATTAACGATAACGAAATTAAAACTAGAGTAATTGCAGCAATTAACGAATTCTTTGCACTCGAAAACTGGGAGTTTGGTGAATCTTTTTACTTTACAGAACTGAGTACATATGTAATGCAACAACTAACTCCAAGCTTAGTGACGTTTGTAGTTGTACCTAGTCAAGTAACATCTACGTTTGGAAGTTTATTTGAAATAAAGTCAGAAGCTGATGAAATCTTTATCAGTTCTGCAACTGTAACAGATGTTGAATTAATTGACAGTGTTACAGCAACAAGATTAAGTGCTGAAGGATCAATTGTTACTTCGGCAACTACAGCTAATACTGGTATCCAAAGTGGAGGAACTACTTACTAATGTCTTACGATAATGATCAAAACGAGCAAGCACTGCCGGCAGACGGAAAATCAAACCGTAAAAGTGAAACGTTTCTTC